AAGAACCAAGATGCAAGACAAGCCGTGATAACGGACTTACCAAAGCCTCTACCGGCTTGCAGTTGCATATCAGTAGGACCATTCTGGAGACAGTCTGCCATCCCGTACTGGGCTGCTGTAGGCTCCCCTAGCCCTAGATATTTAAAGCATGCCCACAAGTGATTTCTAAAATCATCTACCATATCTTGTGGTGGTTGCATAGTTACTCCTTACTATAAAACCCAAGTTTAGCCGAATTTAAACGGAGTATTACTTAGGATTTCTTCTACCTCATTTAGAGTTTCAGTAGGAATAGAATCCAACTGATCTCGGTTATCTGAGATAATACCACGGACTACTTGATATAATCCGGGGGTACATTTTTGTGGATCTCTTAGATCTTCAAGCATTTGATTTAACAATACTTGATTAAGTTTATTAATTAAATTATTATTATCCATTTTAACCACCTGTATAAGAATCACTGTAGAAGTTATTAACAATACCACCAGTAATATTTTGAATAGCAGAGTCAATTGCTGGTGAATTACTGCCAGAAGCAACACCAATAGGATCACTACCGCTGTTTAAAGGACCATAAGCATAAGTTGCATCAGTTTCGTTTGAGTGAGAACTAAACATATTACCAATAACAATACCATACTTAAGAGAAGGAACTGATCCTCCGCCTGTAAAGATAGAATACGTACCGCCATACAGTGAGTTAGAATTAATAATTCCTTCATTACCTGCTACATAGTTAGATCCAGATGCTCCTAATTGAATCAAAGGATCTACCTGTTGATTGGTAACACCATAACCGGGAGAGTACGATTGAATAATATTGTTAGCAATAATACCTCTTTGCATTACATCGCTACCAGATCCACCCTTAAAGTGAATACCAACAGCAAGACCAGTAGATCCACCAGAGTTTCTTTCTCCAAAGATTTGGTTATCTGTAATCTTAAGACCTCTAATATTGGTACTAATACCGCTAGGAGATCCAGTGCTAGCATCAATTGAGATACCTGTCCCTATGGTAGAAATAAGATTTTGGGTTAACGAGCAACCCCAAATACCAAAGTTAATAGTCTTAGGTACAATTTCAATACCCTTTGAACTTAAAGAGGTATCACCTGCTCTACCCTTTAGACGATTGTTAGCAATAACTGCCGAAGGATATGACCATGTTTGACCAGCGGCTACATCTGAATATACATTATTATTATGTCCGCCGCTATATGCAGACTGAGTAGATGCTGTATTAATTGCTTTGTATCTTGGTTCCCAATAGATACCACATTTACCAAATCCAGTAAACTCATTATCTGAACATGTTAACTCAAATCCATAATATATTAATCCTGAATGGATAGCACCAGTTTTATCGCTAATTAAGATAGGAGAATTTTCTACTTTATTATTTACAAACGTTAATGAGTTAACAATGTAAACATAAGCTGCTGCATCTCTAATACCAGAGAAATAATTTCCCTTGATATAAATATCTTTAGGAAGACCAGCTGGATCAAAAGCATATACACCATAGTTATGATTACCTAAGAATTTATTTTCTTCGATAAACACAGTAGTTACTGCCTGTCTAATATAGATCCCTCTACCGATAGGTCCATTAAATCCAACAAACCTATTGTTTTTAATTTCTAAGTTATGCGTATAATATGCTTCAATATCATTTTGTAACTTTTTAAATGTACAATCTTTAATGGTTATATTAGCACATCCGTTTAATTTAATACCTTCATTACCACCATAGTATGCTTTACTTGTTGCATCGCCACCGCTAGCATTAGAAGAAGCATTTGAACCTACAAAAGTTGCGTTAACCGTAGTATTACCACCGCCCTCTGATGATCCTGTAACTGCTAATTCTGATCCAGATAATGTTGCTGCGGCTACACCGCCAATTGCTGTAGATCCAATATCACCTAAGAATAATACAGAACCTGAAATACCTAATCCAGTTCCGGGTAATACTACATTGATAGTTGTATTACCAGAGTTGGTACTAATTGCAGAAGCACCAATTTCATATTCAGTTACACCTTTACCTTCAAAAGTAACGTTTTCAAAAGTAATGTTTTCTCTAGGAGTAAGAATATGAACATCTACTTCAGTTGTTTTATAGTTACCTTTTAATGGGCTATATAAAAATAACTTTGTGTTTGTTGTATCAACCTTTCTTACTTTAACAATCTCAGCCTGTTTAGTTGTGGTTGAGTGTACAGTTTCATCGTAGATTTCAACAGTACCTTGAATAACAAGATAAGTATCTACACTGAAGGCACTCATTACTGTGCCTCCGGGTAAATCAATCTCATTAGATCCTACTTTAAGATCTGCACTTGGAGTATAGTTAGTAGATCCAACAATACCATTAATGCTAACCAGATCAAATTCACCAGCATTAGTACCAGTAAATTTTAAAGTACCATTTTTAATTGTTAAGTTACTTCTTGTAATTGTTAATGCAGACTCAAAAGCATATGTTTTTCCTGCTAAATCTAAAACAGAGTTAGAGGTAGAATCTAAAGCAAGCTGTAAAGTGGCTGCATCATTAGATGTACCATCACCATTGGCTCCAAAGTCTAAAGGAGTAATTGTGCCAATGTCAATCATCCGTAAATTAGTTTTTGTTTGTGACATATTTTCTCCTTAGAAATGAATTTGAACTGGAATTGATCTCTGATTATTAGTCCAACGTAAACCAGAGGCAGCATTACCAAATGGGTGAAGAGCACCTTCATCATTAAGATTATTTTCATCATTTGGTCCACCAACATATAACGCTCTTGTGTTTCCACCGAGCTGAAAATCATATCCTTGTGTGGAAAGAACGCCTAATAAATTATTGCTACCGTTTCCCACTCCATATGCAGTACCATTACCTATAGTCCAAATAATAGTAGGAGACGCACCCATAATATTAAAGTGGTCATGATCTCCTTGATAAATTCTATAACCACAGTTTGCGGAAATCATGAAAGAGTTTTCAACAATATCGTTAGATGCTGTTGGTGGTTCCCAATGCATTCTTAAAAATCCTCTAGTTTTATCTCTTGAATTTAAAGTACCCATTGTAGGACTATTAACTCCTAATGCTGAACCAATAAAAGCTATACTTTGATTATCATTATTATGATTTGTATGGTCATCCAAACCACCAGTATATGCTCTATCAGTGCTAGGAAAACGAGTTCCTCCTCTAGAATAAATATGTCTTGCTCCAGTAGAGTCTTCTGCTAAAACCCAAATAAAATTAGTTTTTCCAATATTATTAGAACTATTATTCCCTCCGCCTTTTATATCTCCTAAGATACAGCTCCAAATATTAATAATCTTTCTGTTACTAGTTCCACCTTGTTCGCCTTCTAGCATAACTGCTTTAGGTCTAGGTACACTTCTATCTTCACTTTGAACACCTAAAACACCATCACCATTTCCGTTATATCCACAGGCATATAACAAATCATCTGATGATCCACCTTGTCGTTCGGTAAATAATAAACAACCATAGATACCATTTCCGCATACATAAATATTTTTAACATCGTTTACAGATAACAAGCTGCCACTTGGACTTTCCATTTGTGTAACTCTTGTTGGTGTAGTTGTATTACTATAATTATTATGTCCAAGCTGTCCAAAGGGATTAAAACCCCAAGTATATAAGTATCTTAAAGAACTTCCAGCTGGCGATGCAATAGCAGCTGCCCACACAGGTTGGTTGTCATCATCAAAATCTGCGTCGGTTGCGGCACTTACGGAATCTTTATCAAGATATATTGCAGTAGCACCATATCCAGTTTCACAGGGATCAGAAATACCATAAGCTTTAACATTAGTATCAGAAGCTCCTATAGTTATTTTTGTAAAGCTAGCTGCTGCTGCTGCGGTAATTCTAGTATTAGGACCAGCATAATATAAGTCTTCTGATTCAGAAAGAATAAAAGAAAATCCTACACTTTCTTCCATATCATTGCGATCTGACGTATCACTAGATGAAAAACCGGCAGAAAGTTGATGAGTAGAAAATTCTACAGCTCCTCCGGGTGATTCACTATGATTCCAAATTTTAACAAACTCATCTTTGAAGTCAGTATTTGCTATTCCTAGCTGATTACTAGCATTTTCACCTGCTCCATAAAGACTTCCAGAAGAATCCTTTAAGATAATAGAAGACATAACAGTTGTATCAAGATGCTTACCCATTCTAAGGTAGCTACACATTCTAATATCTGAAACATTTACATTATTTAAAGCGGGATGATTTGTAGAATCATATTTAACCCACTGATATGTATTAAAGTCTGAAATAGTAGCACCGGAATTACTTTTAATAGTTCCTAAAAATGAATTACTTAATCCTACACTTGATGTAGCATTGCTGTATCCTTTAAAGTATACATCATCATCAGCATCAATAATAAATTCAGCATGACCTTCAACAAAATATTTTTTAATAGGAGTAGAAATAGCGTTAGTTGAGCCATTTAATGTAGTGTCATCACAGTTGTATAAAAAGTTTGCACTCATTGGAACAGTTTGAGGGGGAAAAATAGTAATATGGTTTTGACCTGTTTGATCAAGACTTCTATCAAAGTCTAAATAAATAACATTTTGTTCTCCAGTCCCACTACCATTACCTTGAAGACCCCATCGTTTCCAAGTACCATCATTAAACTTAGCAGTAAATCCTTTGTTAAAGGTATGAATATAATTTCTGTTTGTAGAGGGAACAACTCTGCTAGCATAATCAATAATCTTATCACCATAAGTTCCACTTGCATATTCATATGATGGAACAGAGTTAGGACCATTAGATGTCAATACTTGACTCACAACACCGTTATTTAAAAGTTCTGAGGGATTGCCACTGGCATCCCACATAAAAATACTACCTGCATTACCGGAAGAAATCTTAGATAAGGTAACTGCGTTGTCTGAAATTTGACTAGTATTAACAACATTTGTTCCAAGGGAATCTACACTACGATTAATTCCAAAGTTTAACACATGGATCTGTGCTTGATTTGGAGGAGCTGCATTAAATGTAATTGTGTCTACATTTGTAATTACATAATCTGTAGCAGGTGTTTGCAGAATACCATCAATAGATACAATAAAGGTATTAACTTCGGTAGAACTTGCTGCCGGACTCATGGTAAATGCAGTTTGTGAGCCTGTTCCGGTAAAGGCATATCTTTGCGGATTACCAATATTACCATCGTTTACAAACGCTGAGCCATTCCATTTTAAAATTTGGTTTTCTGCTAAAGAAGTTAAAGTAACATTTGACAAGTCACCAATTGCTAAACTTGCTCCTTCCCAAGTTGATCCACTATATTTTAACAGCTCTCCTGCACTAGGTGAGCCAACACTTACATCGCTTAATAAGTTTAAAGTTCTGCTTGTTGATGTATCTACATAGTTTTTAGTAGCAGCATCAGAAGAATTAGATGGTTCTCCTACGTTTTCAATACTATTAGAACCTAAATTTAAAGAGCCGGTCAAAGCTCTTGTGCCATCAGTACGTAAGAAATCTGTTAATGCAAGAGTAACTGTTTCAGGAATAGTATACCAAACAGTAGAACTATTGTATCTAATATCATCACCAATATTTACTTGATGCTTGGTACTATTGCTATCAGTAACTGTTCCTTGTAAAGTAGGACTAGTAGAGTTTCTAATGATATCATAAGTATCTCCTACTAAATAAGAACCACCAGAGGCAGGATTTGCAGGAAAACTTGTTCCTGCTGCTCCACCTGCAAATGCGGTTGGCAATGTACCTGAAGTTGAAGATCCCCAGTTGCTAGAATCACTATAACTAATTGAAGTATTACCAGCAGTGCCACCAGTAAGCTGTCTTAGTTTAATAACACCAGCACTGGGGTTAGTTGCTTCAATATCTAATGATCCTTGTGCATTTACCTTTGCAGTTAAATCTGCTGCTGTACCAGTAGCACCACCACCAGCACCTGTAATACCGTTTACAGCAATGTTGCCACCAGTCACGCCATTATTGTCGCCATCAATTTCAAAAACTACTGATGTACCATCACTATCTACTAAAGTAATAGTAGTAGCTTCGTTTGGTTTACCAGTAAAAGTAATAGTTGCTTCTGCGGTAGATGCTAACTCTAAAGATCCAAGATAACGAACACCACTACCAAGTAAATCAAGAGAAGTTTTAAGAGCTTTACCTTGAGCAGCAGATAATGGAAGTTCAGTAGAATCACTAGTTAAAGTGTTGTTAACATTTACTTTTAAACCATCCGAGTTTTTAGTTAAACTACTTCCGTTTAATTTAAAGCCTAGAGATCCTGCGGTTGTAAATAAATCTGTATCAACAGACATTGACAAACCATCAGAAGAAACTGATAATGGAGTAGTTCCGTCAAGTAAAATACTTAAGGTTCTATCAGAAGATAATGCACCACCACCAGTAAGACCATCACCCGAAAGAATAGATCTGCCATCAAGGAGAGTGTTGACAGAAGCTACATTAATATATTTATTATCAATAGTACCTGAAGAATTCAAAGGACAAATACCATCAGCTCTACCAATATAAGGATTTAAATCACCAAAGTTATCAAACCTATTTAAAAATTCTTGTGAGGTATTAAGGAGTTGTTTAACCTCGTGGTTTAATTGTGAAGAAGTAAATCGTGAGCCTGATTGCCAAGTTACAAATGGCTCAGTAATATAAGTCTTTCGTAAAATGTAAATAGTATCTGAAGATGAAAAGATTGGAAGGTTGATATCAGTTGTAGATCCATCAGAGTTAGTTCTTGAATACACATAATCACTAGAAGAAGAACTCATTGTAATAGTCTTAGCTACAGTATCAATCGTATACATAGAACTACCTGAGCTAGATGCATTAGGCAAAGTCCAAGTATCCCAAGTTTCTTCACCTTTTAATGCTACTCCTCCTAAACCATTTGGAGTTGCAGCCGCAGTAAACTCATCGCTAGGTGTAAACTTTCTAACTACTAAAATTTGATCTTGATCAGAAACACTACTGTTAAGATTAAGAGTAGCATAGGAAAAAGATGTTTGCCCTGATGTAGGCGTAATCTTAATGTATGATCCAAACTGATCATCGGTATTATTGTAAGTAGTCAT